ACCGGCAGAAACAAGGTGTTCAGCCGTTACCGGAGCTATCACGGTTCTTCGTTCGGCGCCGGAAATCTGACCGGTGAGCCGAGACGCTATCCGCTGGAGCCGGGCATTCCGGGCTTTATCAAGTTTTTTGACCCGTATATTTACCGGGAACCGCTGGATTTTGCGTCCGAAGAAGAGGCAACCAGGTATTATCTGGCAAAGCTGCGGGAACAGGTCATCTATGAGGGCGCAGACCGTATCGCTGCCATTGAGGTGGAGACCATCACCGGCTCTAACGGCATTATCATTCCGCCGAAGGGCTATCTGCCGGGCATCCGGAAGATCTGCGACGAGTTCGGCATTGTGATGATCTGCGATGAAGTTATGGCAGGCTTCGGCAGAACCGGAAAGATGTTTGCCTTTGAGAACTTCGATGTAGTGCCGGATATCATTACCTTTGCAAAGGGTGTGACCTGCGGCTATATTCAGCTGGGCGGCGTTGCCGTCAGCAAGAAGATCGCCGCATACTTTGACGATCACTATCTGTCCTGCGGTCTGACCTACAGTGCGCATCCGCTGGCGTGTGCCGCTGGTGTTGCCTGTGTAGTTGAGCTTTTTGATACCATTACGCTTGCAAATATCCACACACAGCTTTATCAACGCAGCCATAGCCTTTTTGCTGACGTGCCAATTCGGTTCACCACTGTCATTTGCTACCTCGATAGTCACAGCACGCATATCATTAGCACGGTTGGAACTGCACCAAGACCTGTACTTTTCGTCCACCATTACGCCTACCTTGCCGTTGCTGTCGATACAGTAATTACAGCTGCCGCCACGAGCCTGTACAGACGTACAGCAGTTTGCCAGCGTTGCATTACCTGCCATGTGATGAATAGTTATCTTGTCGATTTTGTGATCTCGTACATTGTAATGATCTGTCTTGCCCGACCACTTCCAAGAAGCCAACTTTGAATTTCCCATATTATTTCTCCTCCTTAGCCTTTAAAACATCTATTGCCTTTATGAGTACCTGCGGTATCGGTACGCCCATAAGCCCTGCGTTTTCGATTATAGACAGCGTTTCGTTCACCACAAATGCAATGCACACGCAATCCTTTATGTACCCTGTGCCAAGCATAAGGTCAAGCCTGCACGCCACAAGCAGGATAAGAAGTATCATACCCTTGCGGCACAGCCCTTTGAAGCCCGCCCTGCTTTCAAGTGCTCCGCTTTTAGACTTGCCTGAGCGGTGGAATACGCCTGCCACTATAATGCCTGTTGCATAGTCTATCACCATAAAAATGATAAGCGTAGTCATGGCGCTTGTCCACCCTCCAAAAAGAGCGGCAATGCCGCCCCCGATAGTTCCGATAGCGGCTAAAACCGCTGTTTTTATGTTTGTCATATCTTACTCCTTTATCTCAAATGCAAATCTGCTTAACAGATATTTCTTATTATTGAGCAGTATAGTTTGTGTAGGTACAGCGTAGTCACAATAAGTATTGCTATCTGATATACCCTGTATATGAGAAAGTATATGATATACATTTGTAAAACCTTTGTTTTGACTGGTAGAAACTACAGGAGTAAGTGATGTTACTGACTTTTGTTGACAAAAATACCTATAAGGTGTAGACAGTACGGACATTCCGTTTGTAAAAACAGCATATTTGTCAATAGTATTAGTAGCACAACTTGTTGTCATGCCTATTTCAGTTTCTCCTGTTTCATAATTAGTTATTTCGCCAATTATTATATTTATATTAGGTCTACTAGCTGTGTTATTGTCTATACCTATAGCAACTAAATCACTTTGCTTATAAATAATCCATCTTCTTTTATCGCTTTTATAATTTGTTATGCTAACACACGGGCAAGTCAATGCTTCAGTTCTTAGGTCACACCAACCGTGTGCCGCAGTATCAGTAAATTGACCCCTTAAAAACAGTTCATCTGTTACCCAAAGCTGAAAGGTGGCATCTTTGGTATCAATACTCGCATTATCGCCCTCGAACACAACTTTCTTAAAGTCATAGACCTCGATAAGCTTCTTGACTAATCCTCTTAGTCCGTCTGTTCCCTCATATATTTTCATCTTCGACCGCCTCCGCTATGCCTATTATACCTATATTTCCGTACGCTTCTCCCACTGACACACCCACAAGGCTCTGTCCGCTCGCCATATCGGGTATAGTGTCGATAATATCCATATTGCCGTTGAAGTCCTCGATGCTGAACCTGTCCGTCCTGTCGGGCTTTTTAAGTCCGAGATTTTCCGTGAAACTAGCCAACTATACTTCCCCCTTCCGCATTTTTGCCGACTATGAGATAGTACACCTTGAAAGCGTATGTGCCGCCCTGGTCTGAGGTGTGTTCAAGGTATGCCTCCCAGTCGATGTCCCTGCCGTTGCTTGCGACTTTGTATTGAAAACTCTGCGACTTGAAGTGCTTTTTGCCCCAGTCGCACACCATAAACACCGCAGGGTTAGTGACCCCCGAGGGTATCATGCCTGTGCGTGTATTGTAAGTCCATTGTGAGCCGTTGTCGGCGTTGACCTTCATATTCACCGTGAAAGACCCCCACCGCATATACAGTGGGTAGAGCCTGTTCACAAGGCTTACTATCTGCGCCGCTGTCTTTGCACGAAACACCGCTGTACCGCCGTCTAAAAGCTCGTCCGTCTGTTCGCCCGAGTACCGCAGCTCATACTCCTCCTCGCCCACTATTTCTTCAAGAGCTGCCACCCTCGCCGTGAGCTGCTGGATAAACTCCTCGGTGGTGGGCGTTGTCTGACCTGTGTCCGCTGTATCGGCAGTATTCTCCGCCTGCGTATCAGCCACAGTTGTTATCTCATTTTCGTCCATTATCTCGCCTCCTAAAGCTGTTCTTCCACCGACAGACCCACCGCAGAAATATCGGCTGAAAGTCCGCCGTCAAAATTGAATCCTATGTTAGTTATTGGTATATCGTAGCTTTCACCGCTGTCGCTGACGTATGTCACAACGTCCCCGACGTCAAATCGTGGGTCGCCAAGGCGGTGAAAAAGCTCCGTTGTATACCACGAAAAGCCGCCTATCCTATGCCACAATGACCGCAGCAGCGACATTGTCATATATGGATTCTCAAACTCCACCACACGCCCTGCCGAGCCTGTGGTGTTGCCCAGCCGCAGAGTTTCGCTGTCGCTGACCTTGCAGACAATGCCTGCCAAAACATTCGGACGTTCCCCCAGCGTTGGCAGGTCGATAGTGTTGTTGTCCAGTATCTTCACGCTCGAGCCGTACCATTTGCGGACGTACCGCCCGAAGCGGTCAACAAAACCGAACTCGCCTTGTGCCGAAGCTATGTAACTGAGCATCTGCCGCATTGTGGTGTCTTTGGGTATAGAGCTTATTTTGAAGTCGAAGTTTGCAGTTTTCAGCCTTATGTGACCCTTGCCGTAAAGCCTTGCACCGCCCTTTACACGGAGCTTTGCAGGGATGGTGTAGTCGTTGCCGTTTTGCAGTCCAAGCTGCTTGCATATGTCGTCCTCGACAGCCTTTGACCACGCAGGTAGCTTGACCTTTGGCACATAGGTCTTGTCGGAGAAGTAAAGCCTATCCGCAAAAGTGACCTCAGTATTTCCGCCCGACTTTTTCGATTTCACGCAGGTGAACCGCCCCAGAGGTATTCTCTCTCCGTCAAGCACCTCTCCAAGCTTGCTTATCTGCTCCACTGTCAGCTTTGAAAGTTCTGCGTAGGTGTAGGCTTCTAGGGTGGAGTAGGTGGTAAATGCCGAACTGTCTTTCATATACAAACTGAAAACATACTCGTTACCAAGATACTTAGTTCCGTCGTCAACCAGTTCCGCCGTCACACTCTGAGAGCAGACAGCTCCAAGCTCTATATCATCACTCAGAGTGGTTGATTGAATGTCCGTCTGAACGTTCTGAATGCCATCATATGCCACAGGTGCTCCACTCTGAACGTCCTCTATCAACATACCCCACAAGGCTTTGTAACTCTCTATCCTGCTTGTTATCTCATTGCTTGCTATGGTGTACATATGCCCTCCTAACGTTCCGCGAATGTGACAGTACAGCTCTTGTAATACTCACCACCGTCAAGTCTGACAAGCCCCTGCGGTACATAGTCGCTTGCGTTGGCAGATATAGAATAATACTTGCCATTGTGCCAAAACTCCAGTTCTGCAAAGTCGGGTCCGTCCTCGATAAGGGATTGTATCTCGGCTGAATCTGCGACAGGAAGCATTGTCCACTTGCAGGGCAGTTTGTATTTGCAGAACTTTCTTGCACCCACAAACAGACCTGTTGTATTCACTCGTCCTGAACCTGCCGTCCATTCGTAACAGTTTACAGGACTCCAGCTATCAGGGTCAGGGTCTGTCACCCACACGCCATTTATCTTTAGCAATGTTCCTGTCAAAATGCACTCACTCCCGTCTTACGTTTATACTGATTGTTGCTGTCCTGCATACACTTGAAAAGCACCTTGCTGTCAACTGTTCCGAAGAACACAGGGTCATAAGCTTTCAGCCAATCAAGTATAGCGTTCAGCACCCTTAACACCTCGTCAAGCCTGCCGTTATCAAGCATACCTTGCAGTTTGCTCAGAGGTGAGATTACCTCCGGGTCTGCCTTTGCGTTCCTGTTATCGCCCACCATTGCAAGGGTCGGTGCTGTCGCAAGTCCGCCTGTTGCAAGCTTTGGTATCTCAGGTATGCTTATTGTATCAAGATCAAAGCCGAAGGTTTCTCCGCCTATGCCAGGCACCCAATCAGGCACATCAAAACTCAGGCTGTTAATGCCGTCGATTATCCAGTTGACCGCACTTTCAATAGCACTGGTCATTTTGTTTACTGCACCGATAATTAGGTTTATAGGTGCTTTCACAACGCTGTAAAGCGTATCCCACACGCCTTTGAAGATCTTCTTTACGCCCTGCCAAGCCTTTTTCCAATTGCCTGTGAAAATGCTCTTGACGAACATTATAATGCCGTTGAGAATGGTCTTTACGCCTCCGAAAGCGTCTGAAAAGGTCTTTTTGAACCACTTGCCTATGCCTTTGAAAACGCCCTTGACAGCGTTAAGAAGCTTTGTGAAGATCTCCTTTATCTTTGCAATACCCTCAGATACGGCATTATACAGACCTTGTATGATATATCCGCCCATTTCAGCCATGACCTTACTAGGGCTGTGAATACCAAAACAGTTCTTGAAGCCCTCAATAAATGGTGTAAGAACATGGTCATAAAGCCAAGTGCCTATGCCCTTGAAAGCGTCAACGATACCTGTGAAAAGCCCCTCAACGATATTACCGCCACAGTTCTTAATTTTCTCCGTAAAGTAGTCACGGATACTGAAAACAGCGTCCTTGATAAAGCCCCACAGCACTGATACCGCACCGCCTATAGCTGAGCCTATGGCTTTGAAAAGCTTTGTGGCAATGCCGCTCCAATCTATTGTAGAAATGAACGTCCACAGCTTTTCACCTATGCCCTGCCAGTTTACAGTTTGCAGGAAATTTATTGCCGTATCAAGCAGACCTTTCACGCCCTCAGAAATAGTCGTTCCTGCCTTGCCCCAATCAATCTCATCAAACCAGCCGTTCACAGAAGTGCCTATGGACGAACCAAAGCCAGACCAATCAAAGGTGGTAACGAACGAATAAAGATAGTCGATGATAGCTTGCCATTTTGAAGCAAGGGTCTTGCTGATAAGCGACCAATTCGTTTTCTTTATACCGCCGTTAAGAAAATTAGCCGTACCCTTGCCGAAGCCTGCCCAATCGAACTTCTTCATAAAGCGGTATCCTGCGCCAAAAATAGTGTTTATACCGCCGCCGAAGCTGTCCCCAAGACCTGTCCAATCCACGCCGTTTATAAAGCTGTTCAGACCGTCTGTAAGCTTATCCACAAAGCCATTCAGCTTTTTCTGAATACCGTCCCAGTTGATGTATGCGAAAGCTCCGTTGACCTTTTCAGCCACAAGAGAGCCAACTCCTGCCCAATCGCCCGACTTAATGGCGTCTTTCATACGCTCCGCCCAATCAGGAAGCTGAACGTTGTCGCCGTTTATGGCTGAGTAATCAATGCCGCCCTCTGAACTGTCTGTATCGGACTTGCTCTGATCCGGTGCAACTCTTACAACGTCAAAGTCCGCAAGGTAAGTGTCCTGAGTTTTCTTTATCTTCTCCGCTGACTTCTGCGCCTGCTTTGTCGCCTGCAAGGACTTCTGATAGGTGGTGCCGAAAAGCTCAGAGATAAACGCCGCCACAGTTTTTGTCGCCGTCGCTACGCCAGTCATAAGCGTATTGAGATACGGCATAACTGTGTTCATTATCGGTGTGAAAGCTATGGTAAGGTTTGCTTTTATTTCGTTTAAAGACTTGGCAAATTCTTCGTTGCCTGAAACAGCGTTTGCAACAGCGGAACGTATTCCTTTCAGCAAAACAAGCACGCCTGCCATTAAGAACACTCTTTTTGCCGCAGATTTGAGCGAATGTGTAAACTTGCTCAGCGGTTTTGAAGTGCTGTCGATAGTTGTTTTAAGCCTGCTGAATTTGGATTTAACTGCGTCAACAGCCTTCGAGCCTGCTGAACGCATTGTCTTGAAAGCTCCTCCAAGAGTTGACTTCACCGCCTTGCCTGCAAAGCTTACAGCTGAGCCGATACCGCTTTTTATCCTGCCTGCAACAGTCTTTATTTTCTGCACGGCACTTTCAGCAAAGCCTGCGATAATATCGTCCATTTTTGTTGTCTGCTCTGAAACGCTTTCGGCTGACTTGTTTGCCGTTTCCGCTGCTGTCTGACTTATCTTCGCAGAACTTGATTTAGTCTTGTCCTGCATTTTCTGAACTATCTTATCCGTTAGTTCATTGACCTCAGCTTCGACCTTTGTAGTGTCATACTCAGGGTCATAGTTCACCTGAACAGTTTTAGGCTTGATATTATCTGTCTGCCCTGCCGCTTCCTGCGCTTTTTTGCCCAGCTTATCATACTCAGCCATTGCCTTTTCAACAGCCTCCTGCATACTCTTCTGAGCGATCTCCGAAGCACTGCCAAAGCCCTCGTCTATGGCTTTAGTGGTCTTATCCATAGCGTTCTCAACGGCTTTCTCAGCCTGCTCTACTGGCTTTGAAAAGCTGTTCTGTATGCTTGCAGATATCCTGTCGAGTTGTTCCTGCACCTTGTTTTTTATCACAAGGTCAAGAGATATAACACCAACGCTTGCTCCGTCTGCCACTACTTATCACCTGCCTTTCCGAACATTTCCTTGAACAGCCTTTCAAAGTATCTCGCAGTTTCAAGCTTGTCCTGCTCTGTGAACGTTTCCTTTGCTTTCTGGTTTCTGAATGCCGTCCACTCTGAGCGTATCTGCTTTTCATATCTGTCGAAATTCTTTATGATATCCTTGTTGTCCTCGCTCCTGATACGAACTATCTGACCCAGCGGCGTATCGTGCATAAGCCCTGCAACGAGCCTGTACCAATCGCTGTAATGCAAATTTTCCTGCTCTGAGGGCAGGATATTGTACTGCTTTGCAATGGACTGTATGATAAGCTCTCGGTCATAGTCAAGATCGTACCAGCTTTCTTCAAGCTTACTCTGCGTTTTCCTGCGGAAATCGAGCCTCTGTCTTTTCTGCGTCCTCGCCTGTCACCGCTGAGATAACAAGGGTGAAAAGCTGCTGATATGCCGCCCAAGGCATATTCATTGCCTCTATCTCCTTGTAGTCTTTTGGTGCGAACGCAAGCTTGAAAACCTCGTCTATCATATCAAGGTCTTTCTTCTCTGCGTTCTTGTCGCAGATATCAAGTATCTTCTTGACAGTTTTCTGCCTGTCGTCCACAGGGTAGACCTTGTCGCCTACTCTTATCTCAGGTGTACCTGTAAGAAGCTTGCTGTCGAGTGTATACATCTTTGCCATAGTTATTATCCTTTCTGATTTTGGGTATAAGAAAAGCACTCCGCTGTGAACGAAGTGCTTGACATTGTTGTTTTGCTGTGATATAATGAACATAAAGAGAGGTACTGCGATAAGCGGTTTACCTCCGGTTGGTCAATTTAAATCATAACCGTCCTTTGGCAGAAGGGCGGTTATTTCTTTTTATTGCAGACATTGAGCACAAGCCCAATTATGTTTGTTATAAGTAGAAGTAAAGTTAAGACTTCCATAACGCTCATGTGTCGCTCACCTCCTTAGCCATGAGGCTTTTGGAGGATTATTTAAACCGCCTACCGTTATTTGCAGTACCCAAAGTTATTATATCACAGATAGTTTTTCTTGTCAAATATTGTTGTTTATGCTGCCGCCTCTGTAAACTCAGGCTTGCCGTCGGAAGCAAAGTCGAACGCAAGCGGCGCAACTGCTGTCGAATCTCCGCCGCCCCATTCTGTTACGCTGACAACGCCCTTGATAACAAGCTTTGCTCCGCTTGGGAAGTTCCACACAAGGGTTGTGGTCGCCGCAGCACCTGTTTTGAGTGCAAGGCTCTCGATGTAGTCATTGCCTGCGTCACCGACGTTTCTCTTGCCTGAGATACTGATAGTGATAGACTTACCAGTGAGCAGACGTCTTGTCCAGCCCTGCTGATCAAAAGGCTTCCACTCCTCGATATTGCCGTCAATGGATACTGAAAAGCTCTCCATATCGGCAATAGTCACAAGATTGCTCTCTGTCGAGCCGTCGCCGCCTGTCTTGTCTATCTTGAACTGGTTTTCATATACGGGATAAACTCCTGTTGTGTTTGCCATACTCATTCATTCCTTTCATAATATACTGTTGCCTCGATAACATATTCACACACGCCTCGCTCGTCCCTGCCAACAGAAACAGGCTCTTTGCATTCGAGATACTTTACCATAAAGCCGTCAGCCTTATGCTGACGTATATCGGATAGGATATCAAGAACGCTTTGAGCCTTTATCTCTGCCTGCGTGGGAGTATCAGTCCAATGAATAAGCACCGAGATATGTTTTTCAAGTGTTTTTGTGCAGGCTTTTCCACCTATGCAGATACGCTGCGGCTTTGAGGTCTTTGCGTTGTACACGCCTATGCACTTGTCAAGGTTGCCGTCAATAATGCCTGCATACACGTCCTGCAAGTCAAGGATATCGCTCAGCATATCCGCTATGTTAAGTAAAGTCATACGCCTGTCCTCTTTTTGAACTCTGCCACAAACTCATTCTTGGCAAGGTCCTTTTTACTGCCTGTGATATATGGTTCAAGCCAAGCCGCACCTGCGTTAGGGTTATTGCCTTTCTGAAAATGATACTCAGGGTGATAGTACAAACGTCTTGCCTGCGGAGAGCCTGTCACAAGACTTGCACCGCTTTCGTCAGCGTGGACAAAGGTCTGATTATTCTGCATATCGCCTGTATCGAACGGCATTGTCTGAGCACTCACAAGGTCTGCCCTCACCTGCTCCATAGCCACCTCAGCGGACTTCACAGCAGCGTCTTCGATAGCCTTTATCGCCTGCATATCAAGCTTTATTTCAATGCCCATTATATCAGCTCCAATCTTGTGTAATTCACCCTGCCGTCAGGGTCTTTGGCTTTCTCAGAGCCATATATCTTGTACGTCCTGCCGCCTATGACCGCATAACCCTCTATAACAGCGTTATCAGGGGCGATATCTCCGCAGAAAAGAGCCTCGCCTGACAAGGTTATAAGCTGTTTCTCTGCGGATAATTTCTGCCTTGACTTCTCAGAGTGAAAGCATTTGCCCTCAAATATGACCGTCTGCTTCTTTGAGCCGTCACGATTAAGTCCGTCCGTTCGATAGACCTTACAGGGCGTTTTGCATACCCTTTCAGGTACAAGCTGAGGAAACTTCATCACATCAGCCCCCTGTAACATAGTCCTGTCTGCATAAGCACATTGTAGACCTGACGTGTTGTGATAACGCCGTCAAGAGATACCACCTTTGACTTATCGAATGACATTGAAACTCCGCTTATGCTGTAAGCGCTCAGAGGGCTTTCTAACAGCTCCGAATTGTCATAGATGAATTTCATCTGCAAGGCTGTGGAACGCTTTATACGCTCTCTCTGAAAGTCTGTAAAGCTGTCAATGCCCTCTGCTGTTATGCGGTTGAAAGTCAGCGTGTCGATATCGCTTTCAGCTCTTTGCCGAATAGCCGAGAACTGTTCTTCGGAGATATCACACTCAGGACAGATATTGCAAAACTCAGTAGAGGTGAGGTACATATCCCTCACCCCTTACTCGCTGTACTCTGCTGTGTCAACGTCAGCGTAAATGCTGTCTATCTTTCCGTCCTTGCCGTTCGGGAAAGTGAAAACATCTGAGAACGCTCTGTTCTGATAGAGCCAGCCGTCACCCTCTGTGTGTCCGCCCGGAGCAAAGCTGTAAATGCTGTTGATCTTAGGTACTATCTTTGTGGTCTCAGGTGTTGCGATAAGCACGTTGATCTTATGTGAGCCTGCGACCTTTTCATAGTATGTATCAAGTGCAGACTTGCTAGGTGTGCCTGATACCTTAGTGTAAGAGCCGCTTGATTCGGTGTAATACTCCTTGCCGCTCACGATATCGGTATCAGCGGTCTTTAAATATCTTGCAGCGCAAGGCTCAAAGCCGCCGTCCTCAGGGTCAAAGTTGAAGCGGTCATAGAAACGCTCATCATCAATGACCTCCATGATAGGCACACCGTCAATGTCGGTCACTCTTGTTCTAAGACCAAGTCCTCCCTCTGCGATCTGTGTCATTTCTATCTTTCGCGTGAACTTGTCAGACTGCTCCAGCAGGTCCATAATTGTGGAAGTCACATACATAATGAGCGAGCCGTTAGACTTGTATCTTCTCAGCTTGCCTGCTGAAAGAAAGCCTTTGAGCTTGTCGAACACGTTACCCTTTGTGTATGATGAAGCGGCTGTTGATGAGTGATAGCCCTCAAGCTCTGCCGCTCTCTGAGCTGTCTTTGAGAAGAACAGAGCGTCCGTTTCTGGAGCAGACTGTGTTTTCTCGAATACCTCTGAGATATTCTTGATAGACGCTGATGAGTTCGTTTCGTCAACGTCAGCCTTATCCACAAGAAACTCAACGTCACGGTCGTGTGTGAGTGTGAAAGGCACGTCCGTCTGAACATACTTACCTGTGTTCCAGCCGCCGTTTCTGTTGTGGCTCTTGTAGCCTGATGTTGACATCTGTGTGAAGTGGAAAGTCTTTGCGTCAAGCCACCTAACGTTCTGTGTGATGAACGGGCTTGACAGTGTTTCCTGGATCCTTATCTCCAAGAGTTCAGGGTTCCATACTTCTGCGTAATTAAGATTTGGCATGATTCATTCCTCCTGTTTTTACTTGAATTTGTTCCAGCGTTTCAGCGCTGTTGGTTTGCTCTGAGGCTTCTTTTCATCAGTATCCGAAGATCCTGCACCGACCTTGAAACCGCCCTGCTTTTTGCCGTCGGACTTTTTGCCCTCGCCTTTCATGTCTGGATACTTCTTCACCACCGCAGAAAGGGCGGCGTTGATATCCTGCTGACTGCCGTTTCTCACATAGCTTTCAGCCACCGCAACGGCGTCCTCGATACAGTCGGGCTTGATACCAAGCTGCATAGCGGCTATCTGAGTTTTGAGTCTGAGTATTTCCTGATCTTTTTCGTCAGGTGCGTTCTCGGCATTGTCCTGCTTGTCGGACTTATCCTCGTTTGGCTGTTCCTGCTTATCTTCCGCAGGCTTGTCGGCACCCTCACCGTTCTCGTCAGCCTGACTATCGTCCGACGCAGGCTGTTCCTTGTCGGCAGAGTTCTCATCAGCCTTGTCCGCAGGCTTTTCCTCAGCCTTTGGCTCGTCCTTTTTCTCCTCGTGAGTATCGGGAGCTTTCTTCTCCTCATCATCAAGAAGTTTCTTTTTCTCGTCCATTATCTGACCTCGCTTTCTTAAATTTGTGTATGAAAAAAGCACCCGTTAAGGTGCTTGGTTCCGATATTTGATTAGTCTATTGTCTGCCAATCTTCCGACAACATATCTGCTTGACTTGCAAGCCAGCCAAGTTGTACGCCAGAAGTTCCCACAAACGCTAGTGCTTTATTGCCCATATCCTTATGGTCTACATTTGTCACAGTACCATTAGGTGATTTATAACTAACATTAGTGGCAAGCTCAACATACTGTCCTTTGCCGTTCCAGCCTTTTCTTGCTATTTTCTTACCTCTCTTTGCTTCTTCAATCGCCTGTCCGAAATTCATATTTATCCGTCCTTTCTGTTTTTGAGTATAAAAATACCGCCCGACCTTAGTCAAGCGGTTATTTGTATTATTCAATATCGATTATCGGCTCCCACCGATAATGTCCGTTGCACTCTTTGTTAGTGCAGACAAAGTAATGTGCCTTATCTGCTGTTGTATTCACAGGAACATAGTAGCCGTCATGACAAACAGGACACTCAACTTTTTCGCCTTTTTTTAACTTTGTGAGAATATCATTTTCTTCTGCCATGAACATAGCCCCCTTTTCTCCAGTTAAATTCAGGATAAACGTCTTTTACTGCTTTTATTATAGTCCGCTTTTCTGAAATTGTCAAGTAATCTCTGTTTCTTGCGTGTTTTAATTCTTGAGCCAAGCATACACACTCAGACCATTGACTTTGTGATATTCCGTATTTCCAATGCGTGCGTTCGTGAATAACGGAACGTGCTGCCCATTTGACATTCTTGCAGTTACTCAAGAATATTCTTATTTCACCATTTCTTTCATCACCTCGAACTCCGTCCGACCGCCTTTCATACGTCAACTTGATACGCTGAGGTAAACTCTCAATATCTTTTAACGTTTCTAAGCCTATCTTGCTTGTTTTTAACTCTTCAACGATCTTGTCAGCTGTTATTTCAGCATTTTCAGGCATTTCATTCTCATTGAAAATATCAATATCCTTTGCATTGTTTATTGAACCGCCATACACTTTCTCCCTAGAATAATCCCTGTGCAGAACGTCATAATGCTCGTCAATAAAAGCTTTCAGTTCCTGCTGTGCCTGCCTTACTTTCTTGCGGTAGGCTTTTGCTGTGTCAGGGTCGCAAGTGCCTGCCGCAAAGCGTTTTAGCTTGCGGACTTTCCGTTCCATTGCACGCTGTTTTTGCTCAAGCTCTCGCTGCTCTTTTATCTTCTCCGCCGGTATCGGCTCAGGTATCTGCGTTCTGCCGTGTATATACTGCGTCATTGTGTGACGGCAGTTTGGGTGGAAAAGCCCGTTCTTTACGGCATACGACAGCAGCCAAAACCACTCACCGCAGTAATTTGACTTGCCTTGAAACTCGTCCTTTTCCCCATCCCATACCGTGAACACATCATCAATGTATACTTGACCTTGCCAGGGCTCACAGGTCTTTGAACAGCCGCCATACTGCGACACAAGCACCGTATCATACCCAAGCTCTGCAAAGCGTTTCGCCGCACCCTGCAATGCCGCCCTTGTGGAAGTTGTCCGCAGAGCCATTCGCACATAGTCGGCAATGTTCACTCGCTTGCCGTCAGCGTATACGATACAGTTTATGCCCTTGTCGAGAAAATCCCTTGTGGCAAGGTCGATAGCCTCGTTAAGCGTCATAGAGCCTGTTCCCATTGCAAGCTGTACCCTATTCAAAGTCTGCCTGTAAATATCGTCTGTCATTCGCAGAGCGGCTGTTTCAGCGGTCTTTTCAAGGGTGGTGACGTCTTCCATAAGCTTTGCCATTTTCTTTTCGTTCACGCCAAAGAAATGCTTGTCGGGGATAGGTGTTATAGGCTCGTCAGAAAGCTCCTGGGCGCTCCTTTGTGCCTGCTGTTGACCCTCTTGAAACTGCTCCGTTATAAGCTGTCTTGTCTGATCGTCGATAACGTCAACGTACTCGTTCATAATGTCGAGGTTTTCACGGCGGAAGTTCTCCATATTTTTCAGCTTCTCAGCCTGCCAAGCAGACCATTCAAAGCCGTAACGCTGTTCCTCCGCCTTGTGCCTTTTGAGATTGCGTTTCAACGAAGATATGAGCCTTAGCTCTATCTCCTCAAATATCTTTGCAATGTCCTTAAAGTTAAGCAAACTCGTCACCTACCGCAGTAGGCTCACCCTCTGTAAGCCCCTTTTCCTGCATTATCCGCTTGACCTCTGCGGCTTTCCAATCTTCCTCTTTGGAGCTTCCCCACAGCTCCTCCACCTGCGTTTTGACCGACATAATACCATATGTGCTTGCCTTGCCCACAGTTTCAACTCTGCTGTCAAAGTCAGGTGCGCCATACTCGCCGAAGTCAACGGTCACTTCATAAGTTTCAGGGGCTTTGCCCTGCATATTGTCATAGGTCATAAGCACCGCAGAAACAAGCTGCGGCAGAGCCTTTTCAAGAGCCGTTGTGATAGTGTTTCGGGTGTTGCCTGTGACGTCTTTCTTCTCTCGCTGAGCGTCAGCACTCGACATCTTGCCAACGTCTATGCCCAGCGTGGCAGGTGATACAAGCCCTTGCAGACACATAAGTAGGCAATTCGTATAGCTTGCCACAAACGCTTCGTACTTGATATCAGGCTGAACTACTTCTATCTTAGGCGCCGCACCCTCTGCCGAAAGCGGTGGGTCAATGCTTATGTAACTGTTGCCAAACTGATTTGGCGCTTTAAGCTTACCGTTTGCAGGATCTCTCGGTATCATGCTTTCGGGGATATACTGCTTTACTCTGCCTGCTCTGATAGCGTCCCACCATTGTGAGATCACCTCGTCCAAAGCGTCAAAGCAATCAGACTTGCCGCCGTCAAAAATGCTCTTGCCCCTGTTCGGGTACTTTCGTGATGAAAAGAATTTCAGCGGTACAGCCATTATATAGTCGCCCTCAAACTCAGTTCGGGGCGGTATCTGTGCAAGGCAAGGCACGTTGTCCAAACCGACCTCGTGGCCGTTATCATCATACAGACGGCTCTCAATATAGCCCTTGCCGTAATGCTCTTCAAGGTGAAATCTCTTTGAGCCTGCATAATGCACAGAATGAAAAATGACCTCGTTCAGCAGACCTCGCACAAAGCTATACTCCACTTTGTCTGCTCCGATAAACTCGACTATTGGCGTATCAGAAAGCTCAGTATCCACCGATATTTTGAAAGCTCCGTCGCCGTCAACAAGTGCGGTAACGATAGCCTTGCCTGTCAGCTCTGTGAAGTCAATATGCTCGGAAATATTCTCAAAGTCAGCCTTTGCTTTGTCTCCTGTGACCTTGATATCGTCCATATCGGAATAGACAATGTATGAAAGCGTATCGGCGATTATTGCAGGCAGACCGCTGTGTATCTTGCGTATCTTTTCATTTTCAGGAACACTGCTCCAGAAAGAATTTGTGCCTAAATTAAGCTGACCAAAGAACTGCGAAAGCTCTGCGGCGTCACCACGATACCAAAGCTGTGACCTTATCACATCTGTCATAAAGCCTGTTTTCTCTGTGATAGTTATGCTGTATTCGGGTGCAGGCTGGATATCAAGCCAGTTTCTTATCATATTTTTCACCTTGCTTCCTATGCTGAATTTAGTCAATCTTCACACTTCCTATCTTGTCACGATACGGGAGCCAAGCATACTGACAGGAATTGATAAGGTGGTCGTTGCCGTCCTCAGGCTCAGCCTTATCCTCTTTCCAACTGTATATGTTAAGCTCGTCTGCGTACTCCTTGCAATGCTCAAGGATATAAAAATCACCTGCCGCCAGCCAAGCTGACTGCAAGTGTATTCGGTCGATTATTTTTGTTTTCTTGAATGCCGGGATAAAGTTATATATACTGCCTGTGAGCCGCCCGAACTTCTGACATTCAAGTATGGTCGCCTGATCTGCGCTGTCGATATACACATCTCGTGCAAAGCCCCACGTCCTGCGGTTTTTCTCCAAGAACGCCGTGAATATTTTCGGTATGTCGGAGGGCGTGAGCGGTACTTGTCTGTCACGATTGTTATACACTTCCTCATCAAGGGTAACGCACTTCCTGTCAGCCGTTATGCCCACAAAGGTGAACGCTATGGTATCAGGCGAGGACTGCGAATAAGCGGTATCAAGTCCTGCTGAGAAATACACAAAGGTGAAAGCTTTCGCCTGCTCTGCGGTAATAATATTTCGCTTTTGCAGGTCAAATACAAGACCTGTTGCACGTCCTCTCAGACCGAGTATCTTGTTCTTATACAGCTTTGTGCCTTTCGGAGCGGCAGCCATTTTCCGCTTGATATCCTCATCAGTAAGTGAAAGATTATCACGAAAAGTAAAGAACCAGTACCGCCAATTGGGTACAGGTTCTTCTGTAAGCTCTTTCATTATCTCCGCAGGCACGTCACAGGCGTATTTCTGATACGGACGTGAGCGGTTTACAAACTCTTTATACACAGGCAGAGAGGGGTCGTCAGGGTTGAGGGTCGCCATAAGGTAATCGTTACGGGTTGACATCTCACGGACAAACTCGATATCAGCGGTATTTATCTCGTCGATATACACGCAGCCGAACTGAGCGCCCAGCACCATTTCCCACTTATCCTTGTTGTCATATCCCAGAACATAGATTATCTTGCCCTCAAACTTGATATGCGGCAGTTTGTAGTCCTTATCACCGTTGCCGAAGTACCGAGCATTGGTGTGCAGGTCAAGAATGCCGTTATCCTGCTGAATGATAGTTTCCTCAGCCTTGCCCGTAGTCTTAGCGGCAATGACGTGAAGCTTCTTTCGGCTTGCCGACACCATACGCATGAACTTTATGCCTGCGCCCACAGTTGTTTTGCCGCTTGCGGTAGTCCCCTCAAGAAAATCCGCAGACACACCCCGAACGCTGTTGATGAAGTCCATATACTTCTGCGACAGGGGAAACTTACTCGTCAAGCCCCTCACCGCCTATCTGAGCGAAAACGTCTGAAAGCTTTTCAGAGGTCTTGACCTCCGCCTGTATCTTAGCCACATACTCTCCTGTCATTTTATTGAGGGTATCGACGGCTCTGATACGGTCAGCAGGGTCATTCTTGCCGTCCTTTGCGATATCTGACAAGAGTGCCTGCCTCTCCTTTGCGGTCATTATACGCTCGTCCTGAGCTTTCTCGGACAGCATACGGATATACTCCGCAACACTAGGATTATCTAGGATTTTGCAGGCGTCAGCTTTCGCATACTTCTCACTGTATCCTGCCTTTATAGCACTCTGAACGGTGTTGCCGCTCTGAGCATAGTATTCTGCAAATTTCTTTTGCCGTGCTGTCATTGGGGCACCGTCCTTTCTGAAGAAAAACAAAACTGACCCCGTTTTAAAAACGAAATCAGTTTATTGCTTAAAATTTATTTTTCTACTTTAGATAGTCTTTTTTGTACTGTTTGTACAACTTGAATTAGTTTAATAAATGAAGCCTTATTATTTAAGTATTGTTTTTAAATTATTCGCTATTTTTGTACCTTTATCAGCAAATAGATCATAATCTTTTACCATTACATCGTCTCTTAAAACAACTTCTGGATTTCTTAAATAAAAGTCACTTTTTAATGCTTCATAATTATCAATTATATCACGGAGTTCAGCTGTGATTATTGATAAATGAAAATTTTTGCTTCTAAAAATATCTGAATATTTTCTAGTAAACTTTCGTGAAATATCATTGTCTTTGGGAACCATATTTCCAGCAAAATAGTCACCATTTTGCTCACACCATGTGTCATTCTCTATTATTAACTCTACATCTTCAAGCAAAACATGATATACTATGTCAAGCAGCGATGTAGTTTCAGCATCATCAATATCATATTTTAAATCACGAATTAAGTTAATTAAATTCGAAAAATCACTTGGCGTTTGGTTTCCTTGTTCGCATTTTTCCTTTAAAAGCAAAAGGTATTCTTTTAGTTTTATATGCATAAATACAATCTCCAATCAATAGTATTTTCTATATTATATCACTAATCAGAGCGAAAATCAACGAAATGCACCGAATTTCTATTTACTGCATAAAAATCAATTGCCTTTTTTATGCAGTATATCAAAAATTCGACATTTATGAACTTTTTACGACACAACGCAAAAGCGACCGCAAAATGCAGCCGCCCTTGTGAAAATATTATAAGGAGTTTTGTAAATGGTGGAGCAGATGTTGAGCTGGCACGCTCTCGACCTGCAAATCGAAAGCCGCAGTATGGGGATACGGCTTTCAGACCCTGCCCGAACGCCCACCCTTACGAGCAGGCATTGGCAATGTAAAATTCAAGGAGTGCATTTATTTTCTGTCGGAAGCACGCCGACTCTGGTGCAAGCTTTAAGTATAGCCCTCTGAGCCTGCATACGCTGTTTTTCCTCTTATGGTAGATGAAAAACTTGGCATCAAAAAACGAAACCTCGGCTATTCCACCCGACGACGCACAGCCAAAGTGTGCAGGTTTTAAAGTTATACGATACCGATATTTTACGTTCTCGGTCTACGAACTGTATAACAGGCTTGGAGTTCCGTGTGGGAATTGCACCCACTCTGACTTTGCGGAACATACGGAGCATACGCTCCGTGGGTAAAAATTATTGGAGGATCTTTATGAAAGTCAGATAGTATTTACACTATCCTCAGTTTAAATTATAGCACACCTAAAACGAACAAAACGAACACACTTGATTATTTTTTCAAATATCTTTTGACCGCCATTCTACAGCCGTCCGCTGTACCTCCGACCTTGTGTCCTATCTGTATCCAAGTAAAGCCTTTTACAAACCTGAGTACAAATATCTTCCTCATTTGTCTATCCTCTATCCCCTTGATAAACTCCTCAATAGCCCTCTGCTCACGCTCCAGCCGTGCCTGCTCGCACAGCAACGAAAGTGTATCACCACTTGGCAGAAAGCCGTCTATGCGTGTGCTGTGTGGCGTGTAGGACGGTGGAGTGCATACGCTGATACTGTCGGCAACGTACTTGCCTGAAAGCTCTGCCTTGATGTCCTCAATGGCTGAGACGTTCCTGCGGTAGGCTTTCAGGCGTGACATGGTCATTGGGTCAGTCATTAGCAACACCGCCCATTCTTGTGCCACAATTAGGGCAGTAATTTATCTCACCGTGTGGATACTGAGCTATAAAGTGAATGATTTCACAATTATTGCATCTAAGCTGATTAGGTGTGTTTGTATTCTCCCATGTTCCACGCTTGACCTCCTGCACGTCTGCGGTAGGTTGTTCATTGATTATATCAGCGATACTGCTGTTATCACCCAGAATGCCTGTTATGCCTTTTTCGTATATCGGCATACACGCCGCAGATAATTCGTTGATCAGATTGTCTGCGTCAATATATTTTGTCACTTTTATCCCTCCTCGATCATTCTTCCGCAAACAGGACAGAATTCAAAGCGGACTTCCTTGCCGTCTGCACCAAGCTTTTCGCTCCACTCTGTCACTCCATTGCAGTATTCACAGCCTGCATATTCAGGTATGTTTACTCCGTTATGTTTCGCAAGCCCCTCGTCGCAGAGTATCAGTTCCAGTGCCTGCAATGCGTATTTGAGTTTTTCTTCCCTGTCCTGCGTTTTGTTTATCTTCCAGACCGTTGTCTGCCCTCTGCGGATATTCTCCTGCATTATGCAGGCTTGCCTGAAAAACCTGCCGTTTCGCTCTTTGCTGTGAAGATACTCCCGCTTGTATTCCGCCTGCTTGTCCTCGCATATCTCTTTCGACCACCCCTCGTGCCTGTTCTTATAGCCAAGTCTTGATAACTGTGAGAAATACTTATATTCCTCAGCAGGATACTCGTCATAGATGAGCCTGCCGTCTATTGCCATATCTTCATATCGTGCAAATTCTTCTTGTGACATTCTTTTGAAATCTATCTTTATAGTTGATACCCCCTTTTGTGGAGGGTTGTGGAGGGTTTTCGCTATTTTTCAAGAACTCTTTCTTTATATATATTCTTTTTATTTTATATACGAAAGGTTAAGAAAACCCCTCAACCTATCCACAACCCTCCACACTTACAGATAATTACACTTGCTCGTCAAGGGTTATACCTGAATAATAATTGCACCCTCTGCCTTTTACTTTCTCAAAGCGTTTTGCAAGCTCCATACCGAACTTTGTTGAACTCATACGATATTCATTGTTCTGCTCAGCCCAGTTAAGATACGCCGCAAAAAGCTGACTTGACTTAACGCTCAGACCCTTGCCCACAGTACACTTATCCTCAACAAATGCAGAGATAACGTCCATTTCACGACGGTACTCCCTCACTTCTTCAAGAACGGCACGAGGCATTTTAAGCCCCTCTTTCTGCCACAGCAGACAGCCCTCAACTGCCCAGCGGAATATGCCCGTAAGCTCCGCCGACAGCTTGTATTTCAGCCTGCGGTCTATCTTTTCTTCGGGTATCTGCACAGTGAACGGTATCATATGAATTCTTCGCCATATGCCCGTATCCGTTCCTCTGATGACAGGCTTATGGTTTGTCGCCATCCAAAGCTTGAACTCAGGCTTGAACTCAAACTCGTCGCCGTAAAGCTTTCTTGCCGTAACAGTATCATCGCCTGTAAGCTGTTTGAGCAGACCCTCGTTGATACGAACACCCTCGTTAGGCTCAACGCTTGTCACGAGCCTTGCACCTTTGAGCCTTGCAATATCGCTGTTTATGGCGGTGCTCTGATTACTGCGCACCATAATAGTTTCAGGCTGGATATTTGCCGCATAGTCCCCGAAAATATCCCTTATGATATCAATGAAAGTTGACTTGCCGTTTCGTCCTGTTCCGTATAGAAAGAACGCACATTGCTCGGTGGTCGAGCCTGTCAGGGAATATCCCACAGCTTTCTGAACGTATCTGATAAGGTCTTTATCCTTTCTAAAAATATCATCAAGAAATGCAAGCCAGCGAGGGCAATCGGCATTCTCTGAATACTCAACGGCTGTCATTTTCGTCAGATATGTCATAGGGTCGTGAGGAGATATGCCGCCGCTTCGCAGGTCGATAACTCCGCCCGGGGTATTGAGAACAGTTTTAAATCTGTCCATCTGAGCAGGCAGAACAGGAACGTGGTGCATGACCTCGCTTAGCATTGCGTTCTTTGATTTGTTAGAACGGCAGGACTTCATATGCTTTTCAAAGGCTTTTGCCATATCCGTTCCCTCGTCTGCGTCAAGCTGAGCGTACACCTTTGCCTCTGCCGCCATACAAGCCACAGCCTTATCAGCAAGACGTTTAACTGTGCCTGTCATATCGGTACACCACTTTCTGCCGTCATACCAAAGCCAGCGTTTGTCTGTATAACAGTATCTCACCTGCTCGCCAAAAAGGTCAACAAAGCGTTCTGCGTTGCCCGTATCGTCAAATGAATAAAGTCTTGGCTTGGCTTCTTCCTGCTCCACAGCACCCACAGAAATCGGCTCAGAGGGCGACTTGAAGTTAAGAGAAAATCCCCCTGCGAACTTTGGCGAATAGGTTTTGTCGCAATCTGCAATGGCTTTCTGAATGGTGAGTGCACCATAGGTCGAACCGCTTTGCACCCTGTCCCACTTTTCACGCATAAGACCTGAGGAGCGGAATATCATATCCATTTTCTCTGCGTCACAGCCTGTCCAGAAGGCAAGCATCGAGCAAAACGCCATATCAGCTTCACTCTGCGAAGCATATCCTGCGGTTCTTCCACTGTAGAGGGAAACGAACTTTCCGCCGTTCTTTGCTCCTGCCGCCGCTTTGATTATCTGGTCTGCGGTGTCAAGTCTGACAGCAGGAACAGCCTTTGCCACAGGCTCGTGACCGCCTCCTATATACTTTTCGTGCAATGGCTTTATGCTGTCGGAACACTCTGCGATGCCCTCATATTCTGAGCAGGAGTTGCCTGTCATAACGAAAAATCTGCCGTCCTCATACATCTCAACTGAGCCTTTACGTCTGCCACGCTTCGGGAGTGTTCCTCTGCATATGATATGTATGCCCTTGCCCGATTGAGATATCTCAGTATAGCTTTGCAGGGTGGAGATAAATTCAGATATGATGTTGCCGTTCTCTCCCCTTTGGTACGCTTCAAGCTCTTCCTCTTTGCCGTCAATGTCAACGCCAAAGTATGGACAGCCGCCGAACATAAATCCTATGCCCGAATGTTTTTCCGAGGCTCTCACAGCCGTATCGAAATCGCACCAAGTAGAGGGGTTATTTGACATAGCCCCTCCGCCTGTAAGTGCGTTTATCGGCACTTTCTTTATCTTCCCTCTCTTTTCATCTGGCACAGCGTCCCAGCATATCCAGTTTGGCAGGGCTTTAATCTCCTGCGGTATTTGTTCGTACATATATCCAACTCCTAACATAAATTTTGAAAAGTCAAAGCCTTTCACTTATCCCCGAAAAACGTCCCAAAAGTTGCATTAAAAATGCAACAATTGCAGAAATGTTGCCAAATTAAAATATAAATCATTTGTTTGCACAAAATATCATCTGCGTTTTTATGCAAAAGCACTATGACTTTTCGCTTTTCTCAGAAATCAGAACGGCACGCCGTCATCTGTAAGCACGTCCTCAAAATCTTCAAGGGAGCCTATGGCGCTGTCAGCCTGCGTATTTGTCTTAGGCGTTGCAAAGCCCGTCTGCTTAGCCGCAAAGCTGTCCGCCTTCGGTGCAGAGGATTTGAACTTATGCTTGCATTCAGGATACTTTGTAGGGCTGACAAAATTAATGCGTTCCTGCGGCTCTCCGTTTTTGTAATTAGGGTTTGATTCGTGCTTGAGGTTGACCCTTATGCACTTGTTCAGCAGGTCGGTGCAGTATGCTTTAAGGCTGTCATACTCCTTGCCGTCAGGAAGCTTAGCCGCCTTGCCCATTGCCATAAGCTGAGCAAAGTTGTAGCCCTCCACCTGCATATCGTTCTCGTTAGGTTCATGCTTTTTCCATATGGTGTGAAACAGGCAGGAGTTGCCGTATTTCTGCCCCTGCACGTCATTTCTGATGACAAGAGTGAAGTTAAGACCCACCGAGCCTTTCTTTGTTGTGC